AGTGATGTTTAGTGTCAACAAATCAGTATTAGCAGAAGCAAGAATTAATCTAGGTTTAATGAAAGTTTGTGCTTGAAATAATTGTCCTCCTGCATTTGGTCCCAATATCGGCACTCCGGCTAATACATGTTCATTTTTTCTACTATTCCAAGTTCTAGCAATACCATCAGGACTTGAATATACATGTCTTTCTGTTTTAATTCCGCAATGAGCATAATCTGGAGACCCTTCATATCTAAATGCAATATTAGGAGCAATTTGGTCTGTCCATCTTCCTGTCACTGTATTTTGAAGAGAATAATCTATGAAGTCTTCATATTTAGTATTAGTTCCATGAGTTCCTGGTGCTAGAATAGCAGAAGTAGGCAAAGTAAATGCCCTTTCATTATTATGTGCTGACCTTACCATATCTTTTATTAAAACCATACTTTCCCCATATATCCCTGCTTCTGCTAAATTGCCAAGTTTATATTGAATAGCATCACTTCTATCCCAATCAGCATAAACACTAGGAACATAAGAAGGTTTGGCTAAAGCATTGATTACTCTAGAAGGATGATACCAAGTTTCATTATCAACGCCCCCATTCCAATGACCAGCAGACTGAAATAGAGAACTATTTGTTGAAGTATCATATTCTGAAATTATAGGAATTATCATATTATGTGCATCAAATTTTCCACTATCCAATTCAAGTAAATTGAAATCAAAATAAGTTGTATTTACTCCTGGAACAACTATGTAATTATTAAGCATTTTGAAATCGTTTGTTGCCAATGAATCTATACCATTACCACTATCAGCATATAAGTCAAATGTCTTCGGTCTCATCACATATATTTTATCAGATACTCTATTTGCAAGATTTACATATTGTAACAAATCAGCATGGACTATTGTAGGAGTTGCGCTTCCTGTTGTAGAGTTAGTTATTATGGCAAGAAGTGCTCCTTCACTATCATAAACATTATCTCCTGCCGCAAAAGTTACATTGTTTGTTAGTGTCATATTGTTAGGATAAGTATAACTTGATATTGTATTTGTGCTATCTATCATTTTCATTCTAGGATATTTTGTCATGCTAAGTTTATCTAACTCACTTGTTCTTGGAGTAGATTCATAATCAATAGGATTCATGTGCCAATCAAAGGTGGCCTCAACTAATCTCATTATTCCAAACCTTTTTACTTCATCTGTCTTTGTAGGGGAACTAGATATTTCTACTCTCTCATAGTTTGAATCAGAAGTATTAGTATTATTGGTTGTTCCTGTAAAGTTCTGATGGGATACAGATTTTCCTTCTGAGCCTTCTGATTCTAATATCATTCCATATGTAGAAAAGTCTTTGGATTGTGCTTGTATATTATTCCATCTTAATTTAGAGTCTGGATAAATATCTCCAATCGCTAAGAGTTCATAGTTCTTTGCGCGATAATCTATATTCTCTAATTGGGTGAAAGTGTGTGTTGAATCAGTAAGAGTTTCTTTGTATCCAACAGGCTTTTTTCTATCGGTTAAACCTAATCCTGTTGCTGTCCATAAATTAGATTCTCTTATTGGCAATAATCCAGTGGTTAAATCAAAATTATCATTAGGAGTTAATTTAGTTCCTAATCCATTTATTTTATACATAGGTGCGGCGGCAGTAATTCTCTGAGTTTTATTATTATCATTGTAAATACTATCATAGGTTTCAGCAATACTACCTTCTTTGAATTTCTGCATTCCCCAATATCTAAATGTTTTATATGGAGTATAATAATTTGTATGAATTGACCTACTTTCATTATTATTATCTTCTATAGTATGTATGAAACCCCCACTTGGAATATTAGAATTAACCATGTATAAATACCTCATGTCTGTTCCCCAAGTATCATCAGAAATATTAGTATCTATACTTCCAAGCACTATAGGGAAAGATGGTGCTATTTTGAATGTGGTGCTATCAGTTTGGGCATTAACATCCACAATGTGATAATGACTCATGGCTACTGTTTGGGTTGGTTTATAGTTTATGTTTGCTGTTGTTTCATTAGATAATTTGAATGCAAAATTAGAATCGTATGATTCCACTATTCCCTTTACATCAGTAATGTCATATCCCACAGTTCTATCTGTAGAGAATGAACCAATAGAAGAAGTGTTTAATAAATCACTATATGCAAATGCCCCAGAATAAGTTATCTTTTCTCCGTCATGAAACACTACTCCCTTTTCTCCAATAGAGGAATAATCGGTTGGATATTTTGTAGCATCAAGATTTGCAGCCATTGCTTTCATTCCAGTAAGATAATTATTATGACCTAATTTCACCCAATAAATTTCATTTGCTCCGGTAGTAATAGTATTGCCTGTGGCTCCCTTTAATGTTACTAAGGTTTCGTTGTTAATATAAATAGCACTTGCTATTTCCCCCAATAATTCTCCGTCTTTGTTTAACAGCAAATCATATTCTCTATCATCAAATGTGCTGACAATATTTCCATCAAAGGTAATACTATTTGTTGCCGGAGCCGAATCATTTGCGGTCAGATAGGATAGGTCATCAAACATAGGAGCCAATGAAGACATAATTATATCATCCGATTTATTCAAATTATTACTAGTCAGATTACTTAGTAAGATTGAAGTTTTATCCCTTCCTGTAATAGTATAAGTTAACACTCCGTCTGTGCTACTAGATTCTATATCTTCTACTGTCCCGTTAAATGCCTCTTCTTCTATGCAATAATTCCCATTATAGTAATACATAAAATCAATTCTCTCATCATCTGGTTGGTAGAACTTTTTAGTGGTTTTCAGTTTAATATGATTATGTAGAGAATCACCATAGTTTATATCAATATCATGTCCATAAAACTCTGGGTTCAACAAATTCACTTTTCTATTGTATAGGCTATTATCAGTTAGTGAAATAGTATTGCCATGCATAGTCAATCTTTGTAATTTCCATTGGTTGTTTTCTGACGCATAAACTCCTTCTGAGTCTATTGGACAGGAACTATTTAGTCCTCCATTCCAAGCCATTACATATACCTCTGCTCCAGTAAATGGTTCAAAATGAGATTCTAATGTCATTTGTGTCCAAGTGAAACTATGTTGAAGTTTAGTAGCATGGGTAATTCTAGTCAATTTATAATCTACTTCAATATGTATTTCGTTGTTATTGGGTCCTCCTATTGAGGAAACTTTATAATAAGTATCATTAACTCTAAGCATATCATTTACTTTTATACTAGTAGAACCTCTATAATCCACTTCTTTGTCTGGAATCTTCTTAAGTTTGATTGTAAAGATAGGGTCGTTACTATAAGAACTATCTGCATAATAGGGTAATTTGAATTCATTTAATGTGCTAGTATGAAGAGAGTTTGTTACAACTAATTGGTCATCTTCTTTTAATTTTAAGAATTGAATTCCTGACCCATCTAATGTTTTAACTCTAGCAATTTGGCTAATCTTCTCCTTTGGATTATTTACTCTTAATTCAGTTACAGGGACTACTGCATTGTTTTTCAGGTGAGATGACTTATAATACATATATCTTTTTGGTCCAGTTAAATTAGCAGTAAGGGTTGAAATTTGCCCTGCGGTGGTATAACCAGAGGCAGAAGACTTTAAGTCATTTGTTGTTCTTTTATGGTTTCTAAATGAGTCCTTCCAAATACTTGGGTTAAAGGTATATGTTGATTCTGTTTCATAGTCTGTCTTTATGGTATCATTATCATACATATTATCTACAAAAGTAGCGTGTTGATTCTTAGGTCCCAAGTCTTGAATTAAATCTCCAAATTCTCTTTCTGTTCTGAATACAGTTTGGTGTATTGTTCTTCCTTTTCTTAGATTAACAGTTCCTTGTTGTAGACTAGCATACCTATTGTAATCTATAGTAAATTGGCTGGCCCCACTATTGACGCTTTTAATGTTACCCAAGAAGGATTTATTGGAACCAATAAATACACTAGAACCTATTATCAAATCACTAGCACTGAGATTATTATAGCCGAGTGTAACATCAGATTCATATAACCCAACTTGTTGTTGAGATACAACTACATCGCTAGTATAGCCATCAGTAATAA